GATGAGCAGGTGGTGGTAGTGGCCGGTGTTGAGGATGCGGGCCGAGGCCAGCGGGTGGTTGCCCATGACCTGGCCGCGCCAGTAGTCCTCGATGCCCTTCTGCCCGCCGCCCTTGGCCTGGTGCATGTGGGTCCAGCCGACGCACACCCCGGCGATGTCACGGGTGAGCACGAGGCCGGATGCGAGGTCGAGTACGACGTGGTCGTACCGGGACGGGTTCTGCAACAACGCCTCGCCGACCTGCTCGAACACAGCGAGATCGTCGTTGTCGTCGACGGTGGTGTAGGCCTTGCCCGCTGTGTTGCGGTTCTCGCCGTGGTTGCCGGGGACAGCACCGAGCACGACGGCCGGTGCCAGTTCGGCGAAGGCGTCAACGGCGTAGGTGGCGAGCAGGCGTGCGAGCCGTAGCTGTTCGCGCCGGGTGCAATCGACGTTGAACGCCTGCGAGGCGTAGTGGCCGCTGCACTGCTCAACGATGTCGCCGAGGCCGACGAGGGCGACGGTGTCGACGTTGTGGCCGATCCGGCGTAGATCCTTCAGTCGTTGCACGGTGGCGTCAATGGCGTCGCTGATGCGTTGCACCGTCGCCGGCGTGCCACCACCCTCGCCCTTGCCGAGCTGCCAGTCGGAGAGGTTCGCGACGAAGCCGACGCCACCGGCCGGGGTCAGCGGCTTGCGGGGTCGCTTGCGCTTCACCATCGCTGCGAGCTCGTCGACGTCGACGGCCGACATGCCCGCCCGGCGTGGACGGATGCGGCACCGGTAGTAGTGCGCCCGGTTGACCTTGCCGTCACCGATGGCCTGATCCCACACCCGGATCTCGACCGAGTCGGGCACGATCTCGGTCAGTGCCGGATCAAGTCCCCAGTCGGCCATGACCAGCGCCCAGAACGCCGGGTCAGCGTCACCCTCGCACGGCACGACCAACGTGCCGCCCTTGGTCGGCGACCACACGACGCCCGGCTCCCAGCCCTTCGGGTGGGTCGGCTTCGGGTCCGGCTTGCGGGCGTTGCCGAGCAGCCCGTCGACGTCGGTCACTTCGGGCACTGGCAATCACCTCTGCGGTGCCGCTCAACGGGTGACCGACTCATCTCCAGGCCGCTGAGCGAGGTGAACACCGACGCGATGCCCTGCGCGGTGAACCGGTCGTGGTCAGCGATGGCGGCGACAAGCTTCGCCTTGGTGGCGGAGTCGAGCTTGGCCAGCGCCGAGCCGACCATGCATTTCGTCCCGGACTTCTTCTTGACGTTGGCGCTGAGCAGTTTGTCGATGTCCACGGCATGTCCCCTGTCGTTGGCTTCGGCTTTGGCTTCGGTCAGGCTTCGAGCGCCGTGCGCAGCGAGTCGAGCACGTCGACCGTTGCGACCGGCTCGGTGATCGCAACCAGCGCCGCGTGTAGCGCGTCAAGCCGTTCGTCGGCGGTCGGCGTGATGAACTCGGGCGGCATCGGCTCGGCGTCGTGGAGGTAGTTGCCCTGCGCGTCGTAGACCTTCGGCATGGGTTAGCCTCCCGCCGTGAAGATGCCAGCGGAGATGTACTGGACGGTATTGATGTTGACGCTGGCATCGGTGAACGATGCCGGAAGGTCGGCCGTCGTGATGTCGCCCGCCGTTCGAGGTGGGAACTGTGCCAGCGCACTGTTGGCGTTGCCGCCGTAGAAGGTACCGATAGTGCCAGTGATGAGCCAGCCAGCGGCGTAGGTTCGGCCGCCGACGATGTCCACCGATGCGCTGAAGTTCTTGGTGTAGGTGGTGAACGTCGATGTAAACAACGTCGTGTCATCCGGCGTCGATGCGACCATCGTGCCATTGCCGGAACCGTCGATCTCCCACACGCCATACCGGCAACGGGTCAGCGCGGAACACACTGTTCCACGGCTGACGGAGCGGACCTTGGTGGCGGTGAACGACTTGTCGGCCACGAAATACATGAGGTTGAGCCGCCCCGATGTCGGAGTCGTGCCGCCGCTGTCGTTCCCCTGGCGCGTCCAGGTCATCTGCCCGTTCGTGAACGACATCGAGTTCGCGTAGCGAGCCTCTGCCCCGAGGTTCGTCCGCGCCGTCGCAGCGTTCGCCACGTCGCTCAGGTTGTTCGCCGCCTGCAAGCCACCACCCAGCGCCACGGCCAGCGACACCGCAGCGCCGCCGACCGTCACGGCGAGCGTGGCCGACGACGTCGACGACACGCCGGCGGTGCCGACCGGGTAGATGGTCAGCCGACGGGCGACCAGCTGGAACGGGCCTGCGCCGTTGACGAGCGCCGACAGCGACCACAGCAGCGACACCGGGCGGGTGGTGTCGGTGTTCAGCGCCGCCGTGGTGGCAGCGCTGAACGCCACCGTGGTCACGGCACCGACCTGCGACACCGTCGGCACGGTGGCGGTGATCGTCGCACCGAGGGCCGACTTGAGCGTCACCGTCGGCGACGTGATCGTCGCACCGGACGAGGTGACGGCGATGGAGAACGGGTCACCGGCGACGCACTCGGCGTCGAGCTGAGCCGGGAGTTGCGAGACCTTCGCCGTCATCAGCCGGGCTCCTCGTTGGTGACGCCGTAGACGGCCGCAGGGGTGAGCAGCGAGACCAGCGCCATGATCTGCACTTCGCTCAGGTCAAGGCCGTGACGTGCAGCCAGAGTGACTACCACGGGCACGACGAGCGCGACGATGGCCTTGCGGCGCTGGCCGATCCACACCTGGAGGCGATACAGAACGATATTCACACGGCCTTCTTTCGTGATGCTGGCTTGGGCTTGGCGGGGGCGACGGCTTCCAGGTGACGCAAGCGCTCGCCGTGGTGGCGCACCTCGGCGCGCACCTCTCGCACGTCGGCGCCGATCGTCGCCTGCGCCTCAAGCAGCCGGTCGACCTTGCGGGCGGTGTCGCTGACGGCAAGGGCCGTGTCGGCGTGGTCGCTGCGGTTCTCTCGGTGCGTGCGGCGGTTCTGCACGAACAGCCCGGCAAGGGTGCCGACGAGCACCAGCACGGAGCCGAGCACGGCGGCATCGGGGGCGGTGAACACGGCGGTCATGCCGTCAACTCCGACCATCGCTCCCTGACCCGGCCAGGGCACGCCGTGGCGGCCACCTCGCCGTGCTGCACCTGCCACGCACCCGGCGAGATCGCTTTCGTCCACTTGAGACAACCGATCAGCCAGCGATACGACTCCACCTGCGCATCGGTGCACGCGTCGTTCACGGAGTTCAGGAACAGGATCCCGTAGCTCGTGCTGTTGCGACCGGCGCAGTGGGCGCCGACATGGGCGCCGGCGAACTCGGCGATCCGACCGTCGGCGTGGATGACGTAGTTGTACTCGTTCGCCCGCCACCGGTTGATTGACTGCACCGACTTGGCGAGGTCGGCGGTGGCGTAGCTGCGATTCGCTCCGGTGTGGTGCACGATGACCATGCCGAGGTTGCGCGCCAGCGGCGCCCGAGGAGTGATCCGGTTGATGCCGGTGACCCGAACGGGCAGGCCGAGGTCGGTGCGGGGGATGATGGTCGGCATCAGGATGCCGCCTCGTAGGTGATCGTTGCCTGGACGACGTCACCGGATGCCAGCGCAGCGGTAAACCCCGAGCCGGTCGACCCGAGGCTGTTCGGTGACGCGCCGACGCCATGTGGTGAGTATTGGATCGTCGTTGTCGTGGCTAGGTCACACTGGCCCGTGTATGAGAGTCCCGCCGACGAATCGAAGATGACGCCCGTTCCGGTGGAGCCCGACGCCCGCGCCGCCGTCACTGGCAGCGACACTGCGACGGCGTTTGACGCCGAGCCGGAACCGGTGACGGAGAGGCGGAACGAAGCGATGATGAGGCGTCCCCAGCGGCCATACACGGCATGAGTGACGGTCGCCGTCACCGCACCCGACTGCGTGACGGCAGGCGTCCACGTCGTCCACGCCCCACCCTCGCCGCCGAGGTAGGTGTTGATGTCGCTCTCGGTGAGAGTGGCGCCGGTCCATGACGTCTTCTGGGCCATCGTGGAATCTCCTTCAGGTGGGTTGGACTAGAAGCCGATGACGTCGGTGCCGTCGACGAGCGACGCGCCGATCTGGAACAACGCCTGCGGGGCGGCGATCAGCGAGAACGTCATACGGTGCGAACCGGGCGTGATCTCGTGTGCCACGCCTTGCACCATGCAGCGTTGTTTGATCTCGGTGCCGATGTTGTTGGGCGTGAAGTTGACCTCGACCACGTCGCCGATGTCGGTGGCCGTCATCGTGGCGGTGAGGAAGTCATCCAGCGGGGCGAGGTCGACCGTGATCTCCGAGACCTGCCACGTCGGCGACGAATACTGGTCGAGCAGGTACTCGGCCAACGCCAACGACTGAGCGTCGGAGGCGAGCAGCAGGTTGGTGAGCTTGAGCGTGCGGGGTGACCCGTTGGCCGCCTGCCATGCTGCGAGGTCTGTCACCTGCGCCGTCTGGTTCGTGCCGCCGACACGATCGACGCCGACACGGGAGAACAAGAACTCGCCGTACTTGGCTTGGATGGCCTGGTAGCCGATGCCGGATGCGCCGCCGAAGATCCGGGGCGACGTCTCAAGACCGGTGGTGAAGTTGCGGTTGCGAAAGGTGACGACGTTCTCACGGTCAGCCCACAGGAACCCGATCTCGGAACGGGCGATGAGCTGCATGTAGTTGAGGACGTTGGAACCCCACGACACCGAGTCGCTTTGCAGCGTCTCGACGCCAGCGCCGAACGACGTCTTGGTCGTCGGGAACGCCACCTCGGAACGCTGCACGATGTCCAGCAGCTTGTTCGGGGCGGTGGTGCCGGTCGACGTCCAAACGTTGAACTCGGCGGCGCCAAGTTGGCCGAGAGCGTCGGTGCCGTTGAAGATGGCCACCGACCTGCCGCTGACGTCGTACTCAAACTGGAGCTGATCGGCTTGGCCGGTCATGATCGTCTGAGTGCTGAACAATCCCGCCGTGGCCCGGACTCGCAGGGCGACGCCGGGACGGACCTTGCCGTAGTAGGGCGACAGGGTGTAGGTCGGGTCGAACTTGCGGTCGAGGTTGAGCACCTGCACCGTCATGTCCCCGGCGTCGATGACGTCGGTGACCTGCGACCAGCGCCCGCGTCGGATCGTCACCAGTTCGGCCGATGACGTGATGGCGTTGAAGCCCGTGGTGATGACGTTGGTGCCGCCGACGAGCGACGTGCCGACGACGAAGTCGCCGGGGTTGATGATGCCGAACGCCGCCTCGACGGTGATCGTGGGGACGGTCATAGCCCCGGCCCGTTGCGTCGGTCGAACCGGCGCAGGGCCGCCTTTGTGCTGTTCGGGTCGGCGTTGGTGTAGATGTTGACGGTGGTGCTGCCGCCCATCATCGACGCCGTCTTGCCAGCGGGGATCACGTTGCCGTTCCCGCTGGGGACGACGAGCTCGGGGCCACGCTCACCGACGAGGTACGGCTGGCCTGCGCTGACCGGGCCACCCATTGCTCGGCCCTCGATGGCGTTGCGGAGGTCGGCGCCGACGAGCTGGCCATTGATGCGCACGGTGCGCCCACGGGTCAGCCAGAACAGCGCCGACTCGACGGCGGCGATGTTGCCCTCGTCGAGCTGCGCGGCGATCTGGGTGACGTAGTCGGCGGGGAGGTTCGCGACTTCGGTGGCGTATTCAAGGATCTTCTGCTTGGTGCCGTTGAGCTCGACCTGATAGTCGCGCTGCTTCTGCGCTGCGTCCTCGCTGCCTTTGACGGCGGCGACGAACGCCTCCTCGGCAGTGGTGCGCAGGTCAATGAACGTCTGCTCCAGCGACAGCGTCGCGGCCTCGTCGTCGAGCTCGCCGAGCAGGGTTTCTAGGCGCTCGGTGTACTTGGCGGCTTCCTTGGCGTCAATCGCTGCCGTTGCAACGGCGTCGGAGAAGGTGCGAATCTTGGGGTCGGCGTCCTTGGCCTCGCTACCGAGATCCTTGAGGTTGCCCTCAAACTTGACGGCGATGTCGCTGGTGATGCCGAGGCCGTCGGTCAGTTCGCCGAAGCGGTACTTGACGGAGTCGGCGATGTCGCCCCAGCCGTCAAGCATGAAGCCGAATGGGCTGTCGTCCACCTCTTCTGCGCCCGTCTTGAGAGCGTCCAGCGCTGTTGCGAGTGCGGTGATGAGTGGAGTCAGGCGGCCGCCAACGTTGAGGGCGACGTCCTCAACGGAGTCCTTGAGCGTGTCCATCGCCGCCTGGAAGCCACGCGCCTTCTCAAGCTCGCCCTGATCGATGACCTTCGACTCACTGACACCCCTGAGCGCCGCCTCAAGGTCGCCCGCCGACATCTCCATCAGCCGTGCGATGTCGCCGTAGCCCTTACCGAATGCCTCCTGAGCGGCTTTGGCGCGCTTGGTCGGATCCTCGATTGCGCCAATCTTGGTGACGAGATTCTGAAAGGTGGCGTTCGCGTCGATAGTGCCGTTCTTGGCAAGCACGATCGAATCCTTGAACTCGTCCATTACCGGCTTGCCGTTGGCAAGGGCGAGGTTCATCTTGCGGATGGCGCCTTCGATGCTGTCGGCGCCGATGCCGACGTCGCCGCCGACCTCCTTCCACCGTGACGCAGCTTCGACCGAGATGCCAGTGGCATCGCTGAACGCGCCGGCGGCGAGCGCCGTCTCATTGAATGCGCTGACGGCTTTGATGCCGAGGCCGACCAGGGCGGCGCCCGCCGCGAAGGCGGCTGCGCCGATATTTTCCTGCAGCGCAGCTTTTAGGCCGCCGCCAGCGACCTTGGACTTGTTGACCGCCCCGTCGGCTTCGGAGATGTTCTTGCGGAGCGTCTTGAGCGACGAGTCGAAGCCTTTGCTGTCAAGGTCGAACAGCGTTGTAATGCGGTTCGCCATGAGAGGACTCCTCAGTCGATGTCAAAGTACTTGCGCGTCGTGCGCCTCAGCGAATCAAGGGCGATGTCTTCCACCACTCGGTCGATCGCTTGCAGTGTCTTGGACCCCGTCCGCTTGCCCTGGGTGCGACCGTTCCACCGCTTTGCCTTGAAGGCGCGCACCTTGCGAACAGAACCGTCGTTGTTGCGTGACGTCTTGCCGGTGGTGCGACCAATGCCGGGACCAGCGAACCCGCCAGCGTTGCCCTGGTTCCTTCCCTGCTCGGCCACGGTCCACGGTCCCGCCGATGAACGGGTTGGCGAGAACAGCGTTGCGCCTGTACGCGTGGACTTTACCTGCGTATCAAGCGTCGGCACCCACCCGGAGAACTTCGGATCGCCGCCGAGGTCAGCCGAGGCGACTTCAGCTGCGATCTTCTGCGCCGCCTCGGCCTGCCGCATCGTGATCCTGCGGCGCTCCGTCGTCTCGATCTCCTTGCCGAGCTTGCCTAGCTCACGCTCGAAGTCGGCGAACGACTTGAACGAGGGCATGGCCGACTCAGGCCGTCAGGCGGGAGACGACACCGGTCGTCGGGAACGACAGGGTCTTGAGGGCGAGCGCACCGACGCTGCCGCCGACGATGGTGCCGCCGAGGTTCAGGAAGCGGAGCACGTAGCTCGGGTTCGTTGCGCTACGAGCCGCCGACGTTGGCTTGATGTCCATGTAGAGCGTCGCCGTCGAGTTCGCCGACATGATCCCGAGCGTGCCGCCAAGGCCAAAGATGGCATCGGACAGCGACGCGGCGTAGTCGTCGTTCAGCGTGAGAGCGACGGTGCCCATCTGGAGGCCCGACGTCTTCTGGCGCCAGCCTGCGCTGGCGAAGTTGGTGTACTCGACCTCGTCGGTCTCAAGCGACAGCTCAACCGACGTGACGAGCGCCGAGATGTCGACCGCCGAGGTGATGGTGCCCGAGGCGGTGACAGCCGCACCGGGAGCCGTACCGGTCCAGGCGGTGCCGACTTGGATCGTTGAAGATGACAGAACGAATGCAGCCATGTGAGCCGCCTTTCAGGGTGTTGGGGGGATTGTTGGTTAGTTCACGCCGGCGGCGACGAAGAAGGTCATGGACGGCGTGGTGCCAGAAATGGTCCACGCCACCCGGATGTGGGTTTCGCCTGCGAAGGGGCCAGCGACCGACGCGAACTGTGAGCCGATCGCCGTGAAGGCGCTTGACGTGATGCGGGTTGTCGGCGACGAGAAGCCGACGTTGTCATCGGTCTGGATCGTGAAGGTGATCGTCGGTGTCGACGTGCCCGACAGGGCGAGCACGTGGAACGTTGCCCAGATCGACTGACCGGTGGTCGGTGTCGTGAACGTGGCAGCCGTACCCGAGGCGGTCGTCGTCCGAGCGGCGGACGGATGGAGCACCTGACCGCGCACTGCACGACCATCGCCGTTCCACTCAAGCGTGAACCCGGCGGCGTCACCGATTGACCCGGTGAGCGGCGTACGGGTCGCCGTGCGGCCCGTGAACATGAAGGCCGGATCAGCGACCGCACTGGCGCTATTGGTGGGGCAGAACGTCACCACGTTCTGACCGGTGCCGGTGCCGGTGAGCAGCTGATCGACGGCGGTGATGTCGAAGTCCTGGTAGCCGGTCACGCTCAACGTGTGCGAGTTCAGCCCAGCGATGTACTGACGCCAGTTCGATGAGAGCGTCGTCACCTCCACCTGATCGGCGACCGAGTCGAACTGCGCCTGCGAAGCGAACCCGGCGATGTCGATCGAGTCGACGAAGATGTCCATGTTGGCGTTGACGAAAGCAGGCATCAGACCCTCGCTCCGATCTTGGAGATGTTGACCGTCACCCGGAACTGGGCGGTGATCGTGTTGACGTCAACCTCAATCGACTCGACGAACACGTCGCAGCCGACCAGGCCGATCGTGCGGTCAGACTGGATTGCGTCCACGATCGACGAACCATTCCCGGTGCCGACCGAGCAGAAGTCGTCAAGGCGGATCGCAGCTGATTCGGCCTCGGTGCCACCAGGGTCAACCGTGACGACGAAGCGCACCGCTGCCAGGCCGGCCGAACCGAACGACAGGTGGTAGTCGACGTAGTCGCTGGCTGGCTCAATCAGCACCGACGGGCCGTCGACGCCCGGCGGGTAGGCGCGCACCGTAACCTGACGGTTGACGTTGTTGCGGATCGTTGACGCCAACGCCTCACGGATCTCCGACAGCGTCAGACCGCTCACGCGATCCCCCACGACTCGGCACGCCGGTACGGTGCGAGCAGCGCCGTGACGGTGCCGTTCGCTCGAGCCGAGATGCCGAAGCCGTCGCCCGACACCGCAGCGATCCCGAAGCGGAGGTCACGGTTGGCGAGGACGTCTTTGGCGAGGATCTTGGCCGACTCCATGACCGGCGGCGGGATCGCAGTCCATCCCCATGTTGCCGTGATCGTGGCCGTCGCCTGACCGACGTAGGTGCCGGTATCCCACGACGTGCCGGTCAGCAACCGGATTGCCGTGTAGGGCCATGCCTCACTGAAGCGGGTCGGAGCGTTCAACGGCTCCAACTGGTAGCCGCTGGCGGCGACCGTGGTGCCGTTGTTTGACACGATCGTCACCGACGTGCAGTCATCAATGTGGAGCACCTGCTCCGACGTCGGCGCATAGGTGCGGGCTGTTGCCGTCGTGGCGACCACGAACCGCCGCTGGCAGGTGTTGTCGATCCAGTGCACGGCGGCGTCGATCGCTGCACTGATGAGCGCATCGTCATCGGTGGCGATCTCGTTGCGCGCCCACGACTTCAACGCTGCGACGGTCAAGTAGTGGGGCATCGGTTAGTCCTTCCAGGCGACGCAGCGCATATCGGCGCCGAGCGGGTCGATCTCTCGGGCGCCGAACCCGGCAGCCGACAGCCACCCGTCGAGGGTGGTGGCGTCGACGTTGCGGTAGAACTCCCACGGCCGGATCGGGCGCTCGTCGATCGCCGAGTGAGCAACACGGCCAGGCCCGGCGCAGGTCGTCACGAACCGGCCACCGGGCACGAGGTGCCGGTGGGCGTTGACGATGATGCCAGCGGCGATCGTGTCGTCAACATGCTCAAGCACCTCGGTGCAGACCACGACGTCGAACGAGTCAAACAGCACCTCAATCGTTGCGCCGTCGCCGACGATGTCGACATCGGGGCCGTCGACCGGATCGACGCCGACGTAGGTGGCGGCGCCGGCGAAAAGGTAGCGGACGCTGCCGTTGATGTTGCGGGAGCCGATCTCCAGCACTCGGCCGCTGGTGTCAGCGTGACGGCTGACGAAGTCGGTCACGGCCTCATGCATGCCACACCGTCGAATGGTCGGCCCGGTATCCGGGCGGCGGCTCGGGCGAGAAGAAGTAGGCGGCGACGCTGCGGCGCCACCGGTTCGTCGGCACCGGATGGCCGTGCCACGAGCGATCCGACGTCTCGAAGATCGCCGTGGTGCCGAACTCCGGTGCGATGCTCAGCGCCAGGCCGTCATCGTCCCACAGTTCCAGGTAGCCGCCGTCGTCCTCGGTCCAGCCGTCGTTCAGGTAGGTGAGCACGTTGAGCCGGCGGTACAGCGACGAGTGCGGCGACCGATTGAAATCGGTGTGGACGTCGAGGTAGCCGCCGGGTGGGATCAGGTGATACCCGCCACCGACGACCTCCATCGACAGATCGGCGATGCCGGTCAGGTCCGACAGGAAGTCGCCCATCGCGTTGAGCTCGGCGAAGTAATGCTGCGTCGCCTCGCCCCACATGGCGGGCGGGCCTTCCAGCTTGAGTTCGGCGTCGGAGTTGTACCGCTTCCAGCCGGGAGCGTCGGCGGTCGGGAACTCGGCCACCA